GCACAGTCGATCACCCTGATCGCGCTCGCCGCTGGCGATGTCGTTCACGCGGGTGCTTACAAGCTGGTCACGGCATTCCAAGACACGGCTGACAGTGCGTTTGACACGACCGCCGTGACGCTCAACGCCGCCGGTTCCGCCCTCATCAGCGCGACCGAGACGAACCTAAACGCAGCATCGGAAGTGTTCTACAAAGCGCACACCGCGACTGCCCCGCTGACCGCTACTAGCGCCAGCACGGTTGCCGCCTCGTTCGCCGCCGAGTCAGGGAAAAGCCTGTCCTCGCTCAACGCAGGAGAAGTTCACCTCTTCTTCAGCGTGAACAAGCTGGCGAACCTCTAAGACTACGTCTTAACACTCTGCGGCTCCTTCGGGGGCCGCAGCAGTTAGGATGTCAAATACGCTCTGGTCAGACTTTGTCACCGATCTCGGCGACGATCTGGCTCACGCAGTTAAGGAAGAATTGCTCACTGGATGGAACGCCTCGGCGGTCCTCTCCGGTGTGCGACAAAGCCGGATCGCGGAAGCCAACGCTCGTTTGGAGCATTGTGCCATTGAGGGTGTCGGCCAGCACACCATGAGCGTGGACGCCGATGTCTGGCATTCATGGCATGCCGTCGAGAATGGCTGCTGGCATGACAAGTCCTTCCGCGACTGGTTCGCCAAGAAGCATCCCGAAACCACCGTTCCCTACACCCCTCGCAAAACAATGGTCGGCTTCCGCCCCTCCGCAATTACCGGCACCTGTCCATGATCGAATCCCCTGACCGCGAGAAGATCAGCGAGATCCTAACCGACATCGACCAAGCCGATGCGGACGGCAGCCAATACGTTCAGCGCAAGCTGCGCAACTGGAATACCCGTTACTGCATCTGGCCGGGGCAATCGGAAGATGGCCGCAAACACGCCGGCGCCATGGGCCGCCAGCCCTGGCCATGGGACGGGGCAGCCGATACGCGCGTCCGCTTGGCTGACAATATCATTCGGGACCATTGCGCAATCTTAACAAACGCTTTCTTCAAGAGCCGCATCCAAGTCCAGCCGGTGGAGAGCATGGACCTCGACAAGCGCAACGCCGCCGAGACTGTCCTCAAGTGGCTCATGTTCCAGCATTGCTTGGATGACCTGCGCCGTGAGGTCCGCTTGGCCGCTGAGTTCCGCGAGACCTATGGCCTGGCCATCATGGCTGTCGATTGGCAGCAGACCACCCGCACCGAGATCAAGCGGTTCACGATAGAGGAAGCCCAGATGATGGTGGAGCAGTCGCAAGACCCCAACCTCGCCGCCCTCTTGGAGATCGTCATGGACCCGCTGCAAGAGGAGACTGCTGCCGAGTTGCTTGGCCAAGTTATCCCCGAGTTGGGCAAGGTTTCCAAGGTCCGCGCCCTACGAGACAAGGGTGAAGTCGAGTGGGAGAGCCCCTACATTTTTGAATCTAAGCCCGTCTGGACCGCCCTAGAAGCGTGGGAGGATGTCATCTTCCCCATCCAGACCTTCTCTCTTCAGCGTGCCGCGTTCGTTGCCCGCAGAGAATTACTCAATGAAGTGGAGTTGCGCGAGCGGGCCGCTGTCGAGGGATGGGATGAGGATTGGGTCGAGGAAGCCGTCAAGCACAAGGGGCAACTCAAGCGCATCCACCTCAACCTTCACCGCACCGACCAGTTTCTCTTTGAGCAGTTGCGGGACATGATTGAAATTTGGCACGTCTTCCGCAAAGAGAACGACCCCAAGACCGATGCCGTCCGCGTGACCCGCTCGGTCATTAGCTACCATGTGCCCGACAAGGCCGCCGTCCATGAGCTGCTGCCCTACAACCACGGCATGTATCCCTTTGTCGAGATGCCCCGCGAGCGCGCGACCCGCCCTCTCTTGGAGAGCCGTGGCATCCCCGAGCTAGTCCAGACTGCCCAAGAGGAAATCAAGATCCAGCGCGACTACCGCGCCGACCGCGCCTCAATCAGCATCCTCCCGCCCGTGCGCGTGCCGGCCAATCGCGGCAAGTTTGACTTGGTCCTCGGCCCCGGTGTCCAAGTGCCCGAGCGCCGCCCCGGCGAGATCGGTTGGATGGACCCGCCGCGCCCCGACTCCGGTAGCATCGAGGTCGAGAACGCCACCAGATTTGACGTGAACAATTACTTCGGCCGCATGGCCGATGGCGTCCCGCCGCAGATGGCCATGATCCACACACAGGAGATGGTCGATTCGTGGCTGCTGGACATGAAGCTCTGCATCATCCAGACGATGGCGCTGGCGCAGCAGTATCTCACGCCCGAAGAAGTTTCTCGCGTCACCGGCAACGCATCGCTGGCGTTCAGCGCAAGCCCACAAGACATCCGTGGGCGCTTTGACATCACTGCCGAGTTTGACGCGAGACTTTTGGATGCCGAAGCCCTCGGCGCAAAGCTCGATTACCTAGCCAAGATCCTCGTCCCAATGGACTCATTCGGCGTCATCGACCGCGTTGGCCTCATAAAATACATGTTCCAGGCGATTGATCCGAACATGGCGAGCATGCTGGTGCAGGACATCGGCGCCGCCACCGCAGCCGAGCAGGAAGACGAGCAAAGTGCCTTCGCCAAGATTGCCGCCGGCACCGAGCCCCCGCTCAAGGAGGGAGGCCAAAACGCGCAGGTCCGCTTGCAGACCTTGCAGACCATCATCCAGAGCAACCCCGCCGTTCAGCAGCGGTATCAACAGGATGAAATCTTCCGCAAGATGATCGACGCCCGCGCCCGGGGTTTCCAATTCCAATTACAGCAACAGCAAAACGCAGTCATCGGCCGCGTCGGCGCCCAGCCCGCATTGCAGAAGATGGCGCAGGAGCAACAACTCGGAGGCCCGCAGGCAGCGGCGGCTTAATCTATGGCATTTTCCCCCAACGTAGCCGTCCGCAATGTCGCCGGGCTCAACATCCCGCAGCACGACCATGTCGCGCTCGCCTACTACGCCGGCACGAACAACCTCCAGTCCGTGACCTACCGCGAGGGTGGCGCCAGCGGGACCACCGTGGCCACGGTCAGCTTTACCTACACCCCCACGCAGCCGCCGACCGCCAATGACGCGCTGCTCCTAAACGTCACCCGCTCCTAATGGGTCTCCGCTACAATCCATTCAACGGGAGTTTCGACTTCACCCGCTCGCCGGCAAGCTACATGGACGGCGAAGTGGCGACCTTTGCCGACCTGCCGTTGTCTGCCACCGCCGCTCCGCTCAACAGCGCATGGTTGGTCCGGCAGGCGTCAGGGGTCTACTTCTTGGCCCGCAAGCCGGCCGGCATCTACATCCGCACGGCTACCGGGGGCACTGACCGCAACGCGGACTACACCTACGCCTCGGCGTTTCCCGACGTTTTCTCGGACGCCAACTTCACCGTCTACGACGATGCGGACGCCACGCGCAGCATGCAAATCCAAGTTGCGGACAACCAGACGCTCACCTTCAAGGTAACCGGCAGCGACAACATTGTCCGCTCGGTCGCCTTCCCGCTGTCTGCCATTCTGCTCGCTGCGCTGATGTTCGCTTCTTCGGCCTTGGCGCAGAACATCGGCATCGTTACCGGGACAAACGGAACCGTCATCACGGGCCGAACCAATACGCTGACCTTTAGTAATAAAGCCGTCTTCCCTGCGCAAACGGCAGACAGCGGGACGAGCTTGATGACGCGCGATTTGTCTGATGCACGCTATAGTTTTTCTCAGTGGTATACAGGCTACGAATTGCTCGCGCTTGATAATACGACCGGAGCCCTTAAAACGCTTAATAGCGGCAATTCCTCTGGTGGAATTTTTGACAACCAAATGGTTGCGGTTACAGAGGGAAATAGCAAATTCAATCTGCCTATCGATTGGCGCGTAACCGGACAGGTCAAAATCATAAGTTATTGGTCGGATCGTGGCGCAACAAACGTTGGAGGAACCAATGCCAACATTGCCGTCATGTGCCTGCCTTGGCTTCGGAACCCTACCAACAATACGGCGTCTTCTGGGGGTGTAAGCGGAACTCAGATTACGAATGTTTTTACCGCAACCTATGGCGGCACCGGCCGTTACTATATTGTTGAGCAAACCTTGGACTTTGCAACGGTTAGCGGCATCAACGCCACCAATCCATTGCAGGTTAAATTTGTCGAATTTCAACGTCGAGGCTCAGATGCAATCGACACTTCTACCAACACCATCTGGCTTTCTGGCGTCCACATCTACGTCCCATGAAAACCGCCACCGTCTCCAGCATCATTACCAACGCCGCCTCACGCGCCGGCTTGGACGGCAGCAGCATCGACAACCTGCCAACAACCACCAAGACCATCATGGTGGACAATCTTTCGTCGCACCTCCGCGACGCCTGGGAGTTCTACGATTGGCCGGATTTGTGCCGCACCGAAGAACGCACCACCCAGACCGGCGTGGACGAGGACATCTATCTTGATCTGGCGCAGGCCGGCGAGACGGAGATCGGTGACGTGTTTGCCGTCTACCAAGACAATCCCCACACGCACGCCGCGCCGAGAGAAATCACCTTCAGCCTAGACCTCGACAAGATCCGGTTACCGAGCGACTGCCCTGACACCATCTACGTCAAATTCCGGCTGCCCTCTACGGAGATTTCCACCGTCCTCGCCACTGCCCTCGCACAGACCGTCCCGCAGATCCTCGCTGACTATCTCAAGTTCTCTTTGACCGGCGACCTCTTGACCGAAGACGGCCAGCTTGACAAAGCCCAAATCATGTATGGCCGCGCCGAGCTAAGTCTCGTCAAGGAGACCGAGAAATTCACCTTCCAGCAAAAGCAGGTCCGCAGGTGGACCGCGCAGACTTCACCTTACTAACCCTCAACTACAGACATTATGGGATTCCCAAACGTAAAAACCAAACCCTCAACCGGCAACGTCCTTGACCACAGCAGCAGCACGGCCGTCACCACGGCGGCCGCCGGCACGCAGTCCGTCATGCCCGCCAACGCCAGCCGGACCTACTTCGTGTTCCAAAACATCTCCGACACGCTCATGCGCATCGACTTTGGGCAAACAGTAACGGACAACGAAGGCATCCAGGTGCAGCCCGGCGGCTCGGTGACCTTCAATGCTGCGTGGGTTCCTTCTCAAGAGGTTTTTGTGAAGTGCAGCTCCACGACCAAACAGTTTGTGGCCAAAGAGGGAATCTAATGAAGCGCCTGCTCTTTATCCTCCTGCTGGCCGCTGGCACTGCCTACGGTCAGATCAACAACCCGGTCACGGCTGGCTCGCTTGGCCTTGGTTGGTCGGCGCTTACTAACGCTCAGTCATCCCTCTATTCAGGACTCGCAACACAACTCTTGGGCTATGTCGCAGAAACTAATCCAAGCGGCAGCGGCTTAACGGGTTTTAATGTGATGGCTTACACAAATACCAATACGCTTGTGATACCGGCCAATCTTTTAATTGCCGAAGATGCGGTTCCTGCTCCAAGAAATGCGCGCAATGTAACTGTTCAAGGATTGGTGACAATACAAGCTCCTTTTAGCTCGCCATCAACCATCTATGCCAACAATTCGATAACGGCAACAGACGACAGCACATACACGAATACCCTGGTAACGTGGAGCAGCAACGCCGCCACCTTCGCCACCAACTTGACAGTCTCGGGCTCCCTCACCACCACCGGCAACGCGACCCTCAACGGCGCGGGAAACCTCGCTCCGCAGCAGACGGCAGACAGCGCGTCGAGTTTGATGACGCGGGGGTTGGTCGGCCAAGAGTTTGCCAACCCGCGCAATAAATTTCAGATGACTTATTGGTTTGGGCTGGAGGGACAAGGCTACTGGACAACAGTTGGGACAAACGCAACAACTCGGCAAAGTGGCGTCGGCCCGGGAGTTAGCGGCGGCATCTACATATTTTCAAGCACACGCATTGGAGTTAATGCAGCAGGCGCGGGATTGCGGTCATTCAACGACGTTGATTTTGGTCCG